CATTTCAATCAACCTATCGAAGTTATATTTGGAAACAGCGAAATTTCCAAAAGCGAAACTTCATAGTTTCATTATAAGAAAACGAGGTGAATTAGAAAATGTCAAATATAACAGCAACTACCAGATCCAATGTTTTTTATAAAGCACGCTGTGAGGCGGCAACACACAATGAGCAGTTGAGCAGTCGGGAGGGAGCAGCTGACATAATGTCAATCGACAGAGGCCGGCTTTACAGAATCGAGAGTGGAATAGCCAATCCATATCCAGAAGAAATACATCTTATGGCGGATTTGTATAATGCCCCAGAGCTTAAAAATTATTTTTGTTTTTTTTTATGCCCTCTTGGTGAGGATATTCTCAAAGCAGAGGTTGCAGACTTTGATAGAATTACAGTCAGAACATTATCAGCAATTCGGAAGTTGGGAGAAACAAAAGAATTACTGCTCGACATTACAGAAGATGGGGTGATTGATGAAACTGAAAAAGATGATATGGAAAAGGTTCTTCGGAATTTAGAAGAATTAGAACAAATTGCACAGAACATGAAATTATGGATAAAGAAAAATCTGTGATTATAAAGCTCAAAGGGTTGGCGGTATCACTGGATCGAGCAAAAGGCAAGGACAGTCCGACGGTATCATTGGCTCATAAAAGCTAAAAAATTTTACATACCCATTGCGGACATTTGACAGCAAGTGACAACAAGAGCGTCCGCAATCCAATCCGAATATGAATCCAAATCCAAAGAGGAATCCAATTCGGTTAAATGTTTCGAGCAGACAGGAGGTGGCAATTTGTACTTAGCACAAAATTTGAAATATCTGCGTGAACGAAAAGGATTAAGCCAAAGGGAATTTTCGGCAGATTTAGGTTTAAGTCGTGCAACGGTTGGTAATTGGGAAACAGGAGAAAGAAAACCAGACATAGAAACGATTATTCGACTGGCGGAGTATTTTGGTGTCGGCCTTGATGATTTGGTATTGAGGGATTTGAAACCACATCTTCCATTATTTATACGCAATATAAGATTTTTACAAAAGAAGTATGAAATTAGTGATAAAGAGTTGGCACTTTTGATGGGGATAAAGAAATGCAATCTGAAACAATGTCTTGCAATTGGAGTAGAGAACTTTGTGTATTGTCAGGAAAATAAATCCAGATTAGCTGAATTCTTCGGGGTGTCGGCATGGGAACTTCATTTAAAAGATTTATCAAAGGAGGCGAAATTTAATGGCAAAACTTAGTGCCATACATAATGCGATAGGGAACTATCTGTGCATGCATGGAGATAAAGAAGTAACAAGCATTGCAACATGGTGCGCATCAGCCCCACAGGAATACACTTTTAACCTGCATGATATTCATCAAGGTAGCATTGGTACAAATCCTTACACTGGAAAGGATAAGATAGATATTTTAAGGGGAGGTGTATAGGATGCAGGCATTGGCAGAGGCTCCGGGAGTTGTACGGAGAAGTACACGAATATTTGTTACCCAGGAAGATGTGGCTACGCTCCTTGGATGCGGAAAAAGCAAAGCATATGACATTGTTCGTGAAGTGAACGAACAGGCTAAGAAGAAAGGGAACCATCCGTTCCCGGCAGGGAAAGCAAACAAGTATCTGTTTTCGGATATTTTTGATATCCCTATGGATGAAGTGGATAAGGTTATCAACGGAGAATAGGAGGTGCGATATGGCATACTACAACACTTGCCCGAATTGTGGTTGTAATCTGGATCCGGGCGAGAAGTGCGATTGCGAAAATGAAAAGGCAAAAGAGCAGGAGAAGAAACGGGAATTTTTTGACAGGCATTTAAAAATGGAATCCAAAGCCGGACAGCTTACGTTTGTGTTCGATAACAGGGAGGGCAGCTATGAAAAGAAGATGTGTATTTAGCGTTGCTATTGTAATAACGCTTGCTGCTTTATCAGCTGTGGCACTTGCAAGCAGTCTGGACGGAATGCCGACGGATGAAAAGTCAGAGCAAAGACCGACATCTGAAACTGCAGTTACCATAGAGCCGGAAACAACAGTCGAGCCAAGGCAGGCAGTAACGGAAATTGCCCCTACGGAGAACCACACAGAAGCCCCCTATCAGTCTACAGTTGCCAGTTTGGATTGGAGTGCAGAAGAATCTTATTTGCTTGCAAAATTGGCTATGGCAGAGGCAGAGAGCGAGGACACAGAGGGAAAAGCCCTTGTAATGCTGGTGGTACTCAATCGGGTTTGGGATGATGAAGAATTTCCGAACACTATTGAGGAGGTGATATATCAGCCAGGGCAGTTCAGCCCTATAAGCAATGGAAGGTTCGACAGAGTTGAGCCTGATGCGGACTGTTGGGCGGCATTGGATTTAATAATGCAGGATAAATGGGATGAAAGCTATGGTGCCACTTATTTTGAAAGCAAGAGCGAATCTACATGGCACAGCGAAAATCTTACGTTTCTGTTCCGGCATGGAAAGCATTATTTTTACACAGACAAGGAGGGAGACGGTGATTAGAAGAAAGGCTGTGAGAAATCTGATAGCGGTTGTGTATGCCTTAGGGGTAACAATCGCTGTCGGAAGATGGTCCATCCATGCGGCATACCTCAAAAGGGGATATGAGGCCATCGGCGGCGAATACTGTCTGATACTCATAGCCTATTGGGTGGCATGGAAAGCAATCAATTATTTATTTGACACATTGGAGGATTTGGAACATGAGCGAAGTCGTAAATAAACGAGAAGTAGAAGAGCTTCTTGGATGCGTGATAACAGATGAACAGTTCAACGAGGCATTAGACTATGCCAGAAGAAAGCAGGAGTACATATACAATCGGGAGCGCCGGGCGGTGGTGTTACAGCACTGGTACCTCGTAAAGCTGACGGAGGAATATGTCAGAAGCCTTGCTTTTTCAAAGTTCACTATGGATTTGTGCAGCGCACTGCGTGATATGGAAAAAGAGCACTCGGCAATTTGCCAGAGCGCCCCTACGGATAACCATATTGTAGCAGTTCCTGCTTTATAAATCAAGCAAAAAATACAATATGGAGGTAATTTTATGAACAATTCTACTACTTTGGCTGAAATTCAGTCAAAATATCAAAACTGCAATCTGCTGATACCAGCAGCTACATCGGTGCAGATCAATCCTTTTTATAAATGTACTGTTATGGAGGTCGTGCCAGATACTTCGGATAATTCCGGCGATATTTTCAAGGTTGGAAATACGAAGGTGGGAGAAGACAGAAACGGAAATGCTGTTTATGTGGATGTGTTTTCTCTTGCAAAGCCGCTTTTGATGAAACTGGCTACCGCTGCAGGCATCCAGTTCCACCCGGAATACACAACAGTAACCAGAGAAAATGCAAATACTTATGTCGGTAAAGCCTACGGAGCAGTGAGGCTTCCTGATGGTACTTTTAAGACACATGCGGAAACGAAACGTATCTGTCTGGATGATGAAGAAGCAAAGTACCGCCTTGAGTTTATGGATAAGTCTATTATGGGCATTCGCGATTGGAAAGCTGCCAAATCCGCAGCGGATATGTTCAAAGGGGAATGGCATGAGGATCCAGAAAAGCTCAACAAATGGAATAAGCCGGAGAAATATTATGTGATTGCCGATTGCGACCGGGAAAAATATATTGAGCGTTCTATTCTGGTAAACATGACGCTCCTCCGAAAGACAGCATCCGAAAAGGCGCAAACTGGGGCAATCCTCCGGGTTATCAGAGCCCTTTTAGGAATTAAGGGGACATATCAGCTGCAAGAATTGAAGAAACCTTTTGCGGTTCCGACTGTGACATTCTCTCCGGATTATTCGGATGCGAACGTAAGGCAGGCTATGTTACAGCAGGGAATGAGTTCTATGGGAAATATGTTTGGAGCCACGTCCGCACCGCCGGCAGCTCTTCCGTTTGAGACAGAGGCATTTGCAGATAGCTTTGATCCGGAAGAAAATCTTGATAACCCTGCTTTTGTTTCTGAGCACTCTGCAGATGAAGAAAATTATGCAGATGATTATCGGCAGGAGGAGCCGGAAAGAGGACAGGAGCATAGAGAACCGCCAGCACAGCAGGAAACGGGGCAGGAGGAATCCACAGGCTATTTCTGTGACGAATGCGGTAAGGAAATTACGGAGAGAGCGTATGAATATTCAATTAACAAATTTGGCAAACCGTTGTGCATGAAGTGCCAGAAAGGAGCAGGAAAATGAAACTGATTAAGATTTCTACGGACCTTGAATTATCTGTGCATGAATTTCCAGATGGTACCCATGAAGAACAGAACCAGTTTTTGCGGGAACTGATCGGAAACGACTGCTGTATTTATGAACATGTCATGCCAGATAGGCTTTATACAGAATTGCATATGTTTGACCGTCCGTCCAAAATACCCGGCCAGTGCGTAAGTATGCTGATAGATGAAGAAGGCAGATTAAAAGAGAATGTGCCAAATTTGATTGGCAGCTACTTATACAGGACAGAGCAGCATGGATGTCCGATTATGGGAAATATCCTCTTTGTGGGAGAAGAATGGGACGGAGACGGTATAGATTTCTGTGGTATTGAAGACAGTGTATTTGAGCTGTTGGAACTGGAACTGAATAACCTGATTTTCACTATGAAAGCGACAAAGGAGGCGTTAGGCAAATGAAGATTTTACATACAGCAGACTGGCATCTTGGAACATTCCGAAGTCCGGTCAAAGATGGGGTAAATCTCCGAACAGAAGATACAAAGAGCTGCCTTAATGAACTGGTAAGGGTGGCAAAGGAGGAACAGCCGGACTACTCTCTTATTTCCGGCGATGTGTTCCATGTCGGCCGCTTGTGGTCCGACAGGTGTTGTGAGGAAATTATCACAGCAATCCACTACATCCGGGAACTGGCGGCGGTATCAAAGCAGGTAATTGTTATGCGTGGCACACCGAACCATGACGGAGCAGGACAGTTCAATGTTCTCTCTGAAATGTTTGCAGACTGCCAGAATGTACATATTGTGATTACTCCGCAGGTAATTTCCTTTGATGATGTGGATATTGCAGTGTTGCCGGGATTTGACAGGGGAACTTACAGGGCGAGGTTCCCGGGGTTTTCCAGTGATGAAGAAAACGTGGTATTTACGCAGGAGCTTGCAAACATTGTTACGGGATTAAAGGCACAGTGTGAACCAAATAAGAAGAGCGTGCTTATGGCGCACTATACCGTTCCTGGATGTAATACGGAGAGCGGACAGACAATGATGCTGACACAGTTTGAGCCGATTATTCCGCAGGAGGCATTGATGGCGGCGGGGTATGACCTGGTAGCTCTGGGGCATATCCACAGGCCGCAGAGGATATTGTCGCAGGATTGGTACTATTCCGGTGCGATAAATGCCATGAATTTTAATGACGAGGGGCAGGAAAGAGGGTTCTGGATACATACGGATATGCCATTTGATGGATGGGACAGTAGATTTTACAAGACACCAATCAGGGAGTTTATCACATTTGACTTTACGGATACAGACATTACTGCTATTAACCTTGGACATATTGACGAGGTGGCATTTAATTATTGGAGATATAACGGGGCGGTGCAGGATAAGATTGTCAGAATACATTATACCTGCTCTGCAGATAACAGCAAGGCTTTGAATAAAGCGGTTTTGGAGAGAACGCTGCTTGATGATGGTGCCTTTATGGTTTGGGAAATTCTGCCGGATAAAATAGATGAATTTGCAAACAGGACAGAGTTTACAAAGGCAACGGACCCAGAAGCAAATCTCATTAAGTATTTGGAAGAGAAGCAGGTGGAGCCGGAAAAGGTACAGGAGTTGGTGCTGAAGGCAAGACCAATTATCGCAGAGGCAGAGGCAAGTGTGACTGCAGCTGCTAATACCGGAACATTTGAGCCAGTGGAAATTGCAGTTAAGAATTACCGCAATTATGAGGAAGAAACCTTTAATTTCGAGGATATTACATTCTGTACTATCAATGGGCAGAATGGAGCCGGAAAAAGCAGTCTGTTTATGGATGCCATTATTGATTGTCTTTTTGAGGAACCTAGGGAGGGGGTTATCAAAGACGATACAGGGAAATCCCCTTGGCTCAGGAATGATGAAAAGGCACATTCCGGCTCAATCATGTTCACATTCCGCATAGGCGAGAAGAAATACCGAGTAACAAGAACAAGGGCACGTTCTGGAAAAGGTACTTTGAATATTGCGGAATTTGCAGACGGGGAATGGAAAGACTGCTCCAAGGAACGATATAACGATACCCAGCAGGAAATATTGAACATCCTTGGTATGGATAGTTTCACATTCAAATCATGCGCCCTTATCATGCAGGACCAGTACGGTTTATTCTTGCAGGCAAAGCCGGAGGAACGTGTGGAAGTGCTCGGAACGCTCCTTGGGTTAGGCGTGTACCAAATCATGGAAAAAATTGCGTTTGATAAAGCAAAGATAAACGGTGCAAAGGGCAGGGAACTAAAGCAGGAGGTTGATGTTCACAACAGAACGATTGCTGAATTTGGAAGCCCTGATGAAGAACTTGAAGTGTGCAGGACGGAATTAGCAGGGCATGAGAGCAGTCTGCAATCAAAGATCGCAGAGAGGGATCAGCAGAAGCTTATCCTTGCAAATCAACAGGCGGCCGCAGAGAGGCGGGCAAAACTGCTGGCATCTATTACTACTCTGCAGAGCAAAAAGACAGCGACAGAGCAAAGCAGAGCCACTCAGCAGGCAATTATTGACAGCAGTGCAATCATTCTTGAGGGAAGGGCAGAGATTGAGGAAAAGGTTGCTGAACATAAATCTCTGCTGAAACGTGAATTGGAACTGGCAGGGGAATCGGCGCTCTATTCCTCCAAAAAGCAGGAGGCTGAGAACCTTGCAAAACAGGCGGTGACAGAGCAGGAAACCATTGACGCATATAAAGCAAGGGTAGAGCAGAAAAAGAAAGAACTGTCATTGGCACAGCCAACGGATCAGGATTCGGTTGTCAAAGAGAAAGCAGAGTTATATGCCCGGAAGAAGACGGAACTGGATGAAATGCAGGAAAAAGCAGTTGTGTACCAGAAAGCAAAGACAGAGCATGCTGCGGCAGTTTTCCGACATGATGAAATAACAAGAAAGTTTGATACGGAGAAGCAGTCTGCAGACGAGCAGAAAAGGGTGCTGGAAAAGAAAGTGGAAATTCTCAGCGAATCAGGATGTGTTGATATTGATAATGCACACTGTAAATTTTTGCAGGATGCCATTGAGGCGAAAGAGGAGCTGGCGGCGCTTGATAGAATCTATGTGGATATTGCGGCCAGACGTGAAACAGAGCTTGCAAAATCGAAACTGGAAGTTGATGAAAAATTGTCTGCAATGAATGCAATAGAATTTGACGCAGAAGCGCTTTCCACGCTGCAAAAAGAATGTGCCGCACTTCTTCCATATGTGTCACAGCTTGAGGTTATTAAGCAGCGTGAAGGCAAAATTGCACTGTTAGAGGCTGATATTAAGCATCTGCAGTCAAATATACTCGAAGCGGAAAAAAGGCTTGCTGAGGTCAAAACAGAGGGCATGGTGGCAGAAAAAGAGCGTGACTTATATGCGGATGCGTTTTCTATACATGCCAAAGTTCAAAGTGAGATAGTATCACTCGAACCATGGCTTGAAAAGGAAAAGCAGCTGCCAGTGGCAGAAGAAAGAAACTTCACAGCGAAAAATCGTGTATTGGAACTGACAGAGGAACTTCTGAACATTGATACAGATATTGCAGAAAAGCAGACAGAGGCGGATAAAGAAATTCTTGCTATGAGCGGAATGGAAGAACTGGGGGGGATTGTTGCCAAAATGAATGCTTATGTCGAAGCTTTGAATTCCCTTCTAAAACAAAAACGGCTCAAGATTGGAGCGTTACAGCAGAAGTC